TTCCTCTCCTAGCTATTGCTCTAAGAGCAAAAAAGAGAGAAAGGAGAATGGAATGAGACCAAGACGATATCCGTATAGTTTCAAACCAAATCTGATGAACATTTTAGATAGTCGCTTCTATACACGGCTAATTGTTGAAACAGAGGATGGAGCGAAAAAAATAGCAGAAGTCACACTAGATGATGTAACTTCTGCTGCAGGATATGTTGTAAGGCTAAGACCAAATTATGACTAGCCTTTAGGAGGGAGAAATGAAATGATTCACCATTATATAACTCATTATGCCAGCAATGGGAAAGATTACGCCGAAGCATGGATTCAAATCAATATTTTTGGAATGTGCTTTTGTGTATGGAAAAAGCGTACAACCATTGAACGATTGTACGCAAACGAAGATTAGACTTTTTTCCAGCCGTTACCTTTAGCAGATGTCGGAGGGAGCCGATCACCTTTTCCGATAGTTGCGGTATGACCATTAGTAACTTTTCCGCCACGAGGTCCTACCTCTACATAGCGACCAGGTTCCTGATTATCTGTTCCAGGTTTTATTGGAGTATTTGCCATACTATCTTCTCCTTTCTATTGGAATTTTGACTAAAACGTGAGAGGTCTTAGTCAAGATATATTATAACCCAAATATATTTGGTTGTCAACATATTGTATAAGAAAGGATTTGATGTGTTTGAAAAGCACAACATATGGTGTTTTTGATGTGGGATAAAATTGAAAAACAATTAAAAATAAAAGGCTGGTCGATGTATCGTTTAGCTAAGGAATCGGGTGTCCATCCATCTAATTTTTCAAATCTGAAGGCTGGTAGGATGAAAGAGATGTCGTGGACGAATATGTGCAAAATCGCTGATGCACTGGAAGTCAGCTTGGATGAATTAAGATAAGGGGGTGAGTGCGTGCAGGAAATGAATCTTAAAAAGTGGATGGTAGTTAAAGATTTAACTGTTGCAGAATTTGCTGAAAAGATTGGGGTGTCACCTCAGACAGTCACAAACTGGCGAAAAGGTCATACGATGCCAAATAGTAAATATATTCCAATTATCGAACAGATTCTCGGAATTAAATATCAAGATATTACATGGACAGAAACGTCTTAATTTTTTCAAAAAAATATCTCAATAATGAGATCAAAGGAAGGCTGAATGAAAATAAGCGAAGAGAAAGGAGATTGTATGACAAACTTTAAAGATTTGGATTGCCAGTTCATCTTTCAGGAATCCAACTGACGATTACACAGCTGTTAGTAATAGTTTTATCAACGATCCTGCGCTAGATTTTACAGCTGTCGGAATCATGATGGTGGTGCTGGCTAATCACCCAAACTGGCAAGTCTATCCAGAAGAAATAGCTAAGCGGAAAGGTGTTAGTCGTCCAACTATTAGTAAATATTTCAAAATCTTGGAAGAGGCCGGATATTTGCGACAAGTTAGGCGAAAGCCTCCAGGACGTGGTGGAAGTCATGTATTTCGATTTTTCTCTGATAGAAAAATATCTGATTTCCAGTTTGATATCATGTTACAGCGACTCGATAAAGCGATTAGTGATTCAATTTTTGAGATGTAAGTTTTTTTCATGTCAAACTTTTTCATGTCAAACTTTTTCATGTCAAACTTTTTACACTAATAAATATTAACTAACAACAAGTATTAAATAACAATAAATATTAACTAACAACAAGTCCTACTTCTCTTAATAAATAAAAGAGAGGGTAGAAAAATAAATACAAAGGAGAAAGAAATGAGACCAAGACGATATCCGTATAGTGGGAAAAGAAAAAAGCCTATCAATTTTCAGATAGACTTAGAAAAATTCAAGCGTCTTAGCTATGAAGCCATTCATGATACTTCTCAAGTAACTCAATAGTAGTTATTGCAGAAGTTAAACTACTGACCATCCCAAGTTGCAATCCGTCTGTATGGTCAATCTGTTTAGTAGCTTCATTAGCTTTAGCAGCAATAGCTTGCATATCTTCAGCTGTTAAAGATTCTCGAAATTCTTTAAAGGATTTCATAAAATCACCTCCTTTCTGCTTATATTATAGCAGAAATGGAGATTAGAGACAGAAAGGAGCAGGATGAAAGAAAAACTAAACGAATTTCTAAAATTCAGAAGCCAATTTACAAAACGAGAATGGTTTGAAATTAACCAAGTTGTCGAAGCTCGTTTAAATGAAAAAGCCGACCAGTTGAAACTGGACGACTCAGATGTAGAAATCATTTCTAAAAGACTAGAAAGGAAAAAACGATGAACGAACTAGAAAGAACAGCCCTCAACGAGATATTGAGGACCGTGACATATATTGCTGAGAAGTTGGATGAAGTCGAGTTGACTACGTCATTCTTAAAAGGTAGCCTAGATGCTTTAAAACTTAGGACTGACCAGTTTGTTTCTGAGCCAAGTTCGCAAAAGCATTGAGTGACTCAGGGTTTTTAATCATTTCAGGGAGTATCAAAGCTAGCATACGCTCTTCCATAGTTTGTTCTGTCTTAGAGTGTTTGGCTACTTGTTCAGCTACCGTGTCAATAATAGTCGCATTATTTTGAGCGAGAAGATCCATGATGGCATCTAATTTATTATTTATAGTTGTCAAAATAGAAGTGTCTAGATTTGATGGAGAGATAGTTGAGGAATCAGCTTGGTTTTCAAAATCAAAAATTTCAATTGCTTCCTTTAGTCGATTTATTGCAGTGTTAGCTTTGTCTAAATCATTTGTCGCATATTTTATAGTTCTTAATGTGGTAACATCAAACGGGATAGAGTGCCCTTCTTCTATGATAGGAATGACGAGCTTACCAAGTGCTTGACGGTACCCAAATTCATAGAAAACATTGGCATTATGACCAGTCATATCAGCTATTACTAGGTCAGCGGTCTGTAAATATTCTATAATCGTTTGGTCGATTCTATCTACTGTAGGTAATGAGTCAACACGAATAATATCAAACTCATCTTGCGAAAGAGCAGGTGTGATAATGTATTTTAATACCGTATCAGAGTGTTTCCGAATTTCAGAGTTATCTTCTCCGATAGGACAAACGATAAAACAAGTTTTTTTAGACATAAGATTTCTCCAATCATTTTTATTTTGATTATACCACATTTGAAAGGTAGTTAGAATTGGAAGATAAAATCATCGAACTTGCTGATTACTTCATCAGCGAATCTACAACGTACAGAGAAGCTAAAATAGCGTGTGAGAAGCTATTAAAACAAGTCAGCCATGAGATAGAACTCAGGGCACTAGAAAGTAAGACAGTCTAGAAGACAACAAAAAAGCACCTGACGGCAATCAGGCACATACTAAAACAATTAAAATCATTATATCACAAAAATGCTTGCCCGCATAGTTGAGAGGATGTAGAAAATGGAAGGTATAACGTTACAATTACGATTGGACGGCGAAAGTGCTGAATTGTTCACAAACCAATTACTGGCCTTTGCTGAAAAGCAAGTCAAGGAGCAGTTAGAGAATGATCGCATGCCAATCAATCAACAGGCTTTGATGAAGAAGTTTGGCTTCACTCATGGCTATATTAAGAAGTTAGAACGCAAAGGTTTAAGATTTCGTAAGCAAGGGAAAGATATTATGTATGATGTCAATGATGTTTATGAGATTTTGGAATTAGAGAAAGAAGTACGAAAATTAAGAGCATAAGGAGATAAAAATGTTTGAACCACCATTAATCAACCAGCTTTTAGGAACTGGTGCAGTGATTTTAGGATTCATTGGAGCTGGGATTTTAGCACGACAAATGGAACTGCACGAACTTGAGAAACAACGAAAGTTGGAAGAACGTGATACGAAGATTATCCAAGCGTTTAACGAAGCGGTTGAAATCGGTCGTGAGCTTGAACGTGAGGAGATCCGTCAAAACATCCGCAGAGAGTTTCAAGGATTTACGTTTGATAACGAACGCCCTGAAGGTTGGAAGCCAGAGCCGGTAGCTTTGCCAGAACCTAAGAAAGTGATTATGAAAGTGCTACGCTGAGGAACAGACAATGACTAGAATTGAACTTGAAAACCGTGTGTGGCTTTTGGCCAATCATGAAGAAAAAAACGAATTGCTAGATCTTGGGCTAACATCCAAGGCTAGATATGTGAAACGAGTTCTGGAACTCGGAAAGGTGTATGCGCATGTTTGATTACGACAGGGATATGATGCAACCGCCTGAACCACGAGAAGAACTAGACCCTAGCGAGTATGTGGATATCGGATGCGGTCGACGTCGATATGTAGGGGATGAGATATGATTCAGGAGCTACACGAAGAAATCGACAACTGGCGAGCTGAATATATTCATCTCGGCCGAGAGATGGGGCAGATTATCAATGAACAACAAGATATAATCTTGAAACTACAAAACGAAAATCGACGCTTAAAGCGTGAAAATTGGAATTTGAAGAAGACGAAAAGGAGAAAGAAATGAAAAAACGATTGTATTACAAAAAATGGAAACAAGAACTTAGAGAGGCAATGAGAGAAGAAATTGATGGCGATTATCTAACCGAGAAAATGGTTAGAAAAATGAGTATTAGCGATATGTCACACTATTTGAACCGATTAGCATTAGAAGAAGCTGGATACTGTGGGACAATGTTTAATTACTAAAAGAAAAAGGAGAAGAAAATGACAAATATACCTTCAAACAAAGGGAAAAGTTATATCAGAATTGAAATGTCTCCGAAACAAAAAGAATTGATTGGAGTTTTAGCCGAACTCGAAGGCTCTACGTCGCAAGAATTGCTGAACAGAGTAGTCGAGCGATTTATCGACAGCAATCTAGGACTTATTGATGATTATAAAAACGGTTTGGACGACCTGAAGCAAAATGCTAGACGCAGATTGACAACGAAGATTTAAGGAGAAAATAAAATGGCAAATGAACTAACACATAAACATTTTTTTAACTCACCAGCAGTAAAACAGAAATTTTCTGAAGTGCTAGACGGTAATGGCCAGCAATTCGTGGCCAGTTTGCTTAGTATCGTAACGAACAATAACCTACTAGCTAAAGCTACCAATGAAAGTATCATGACCGCTGCTATGAAAGCAGCGACTTTAAAACTACCGATTGAGCCAAGCCTTGGAATGGCATACGTAGTACCGTATAACAGAAGCGAGAAGCATGGGGACACTTGGGTAAAAATAAACGAAGCACAATTCCAGATGGGTTACAAAGGTTTCATTCAACTAGCTCAACGGAGCGGACAAATCAGGAATATAAACTGCGATATCGTTTACAAAGAAGAATTTTTGCGATATGACAAAGTTTATGGCACGTTACACCTCAAAGAAGAGCAAGTCGATAGCGGAGAGGTTGAGGGATATTTTGCAAGTTTAGAATTGATCAATGGATTTAGAAAGATGATTTTCTGGAAAAAAGAAAAAGTCATAGCACATGCTCAGAAATATTCTAAAACCTACGACAAGCAGATTGGAGATTTTAAATCTGGAACTCCTTGGAAAACTGAATTTGATGCCATGGCTCAAAAAACACTTATCAAAGAGCTTTTAAGCAAATATGCTCCTCTCTCAACGGAGTTACAGGAAGCTATCATTGCCGATAACGAAGATTCCAACGTAAACGAAGTGAAGAGAGCAAAGGACGTCACACCTCCAGAATCTGACAATCTATCTGATTTGTTAGGTGCTCCAGAAGAAACAGGCAAAGTAATTGACCAAGAGCCAGAAAACGGTCAAATGGACATGCTGGAAGGGGAGGATTTCTAAAATGGTTGAAGAATTGAAAGATGTAACGGATAGCTTGGAACTTGTTTCGGTAACAGATCTAGAGATTGGTTTTGTTCTAAAAGCTGCTGAAATCGAAATCCAAGGCAAAGAAGTTTTGGAGCAAGCTTTAGAGTCCTACAAAAAGAAATACGCTGGCTATATCGTTACAGAAGAAACTTTATCAGATGACACTAAAGTCAAAGACGAGTTGGGACGAGTACAGCGTCAGATTGAACAAGAACTTAAAAATCAGCTTTCAGAATACTCTAAACCACTTGATGAAGCAAAGGCTTGGGTTGAAAGCATATTAGACCCTATCAAAACTTTGCAGACAGACATTAAAAATCAAATCAGGGAGTTTAAGGAGAGAGAAACAGAAGCCCGAAAGGAAACGGTCAGAGAAGCTTTTGAATCTGCAATAGCAGAAAGTGCTACAGAACTTGACATCAAATTATTTGCTATTTACTTTGACGATTTCAGCAAGAAGAAGTGTTTTATGGCCGACAATGTGCGAATCAATCAAGCTACTTCTAAGATGATTGTCGGATTGGTTGCAGAAGAAGCCGCCAAGAAGCAACAACGTGAAGCTGGACTTATCCAGATTACAGAAGCGGCAGCTAAGGCTGGTTTTGGACCTACTGTCTACATTCGCAGTTATGACAAGGGAGCGAAACTTGCTGATGTTTTGCAAGCAATTCTTGATGATAAGGCATTAGCTGAACGAGCTAAAGCAGAAGATGAGTTGAAAAAGCGTATAGATGAAATGACTGCTATCGCGGTAGCTAAAGGTTTGAATCCTGAAAAGTACGTTGATTTGCTGAGAGAGGGTCGCTCTGCTTTGGATACTATCGATATCTTACATGCGGACGCAGATGAGCTTAGACGGACTAAAGCAGAGGCGGAACAAGATACTCAGGGTCAATTCTATGCCCAAAATCAGCCTGAATTTGAGTCTGAAACTAGTTCAGGGGGCAATTATACCTCAGAGAAAGAAACAGGGCAAAAATCGCAAAATATGGCTTCTGAGGAGGGTGTTAAAAAATATGGTTACAAATTTACTGTAGATTTAATTTTCCCAGCAGAAAATGCAAAGGAAATAAAGGAGCAATTTAAAGAATGGCTCAATGCTCACGGCGTTCAATTTGAGCCACAAACAAAATCAGTAAAGGTAGAGATGAAATGACAATGGATCTACTTGGAAAAGATTACTACTCAGCAGCTTCCGCACGTCGCTACTGGTCTATCTCGCAATATAAGCGATTTAGAGAGTGCGAAGCACGGGCGTTAGCGGAGCTAAAAGGAGAGTGGGAAGACCAACGAGACAACACAGCCCTCTTGGTCGGAAACATGGTTCACAGCTATTTTGAAAGTCCAGAAGCACACAAGAAATTTATGGATGAAAATGCAGATGCCATGATTTCAAAAGCTGGTAAAACCAAAGGTCAGTTAAAATCAGACTTCTTAGTCGGCCAGCGAATGATTGAGCGACTGGAAGCTGACAAGGAATTTATGGAGTATTACGTCGGCCAGAAAGAGGTTGCTGTCACAGGCAAAATCGAAGGAGTGGAATTTAAAGGCAAGATTGACTGCCTCAATGTCGAAAAGGGCTACTTCGTGGATATCAAGACCACAAAATCAGATATTGATAGCGAGGTCTGGGTTCAGGATGAAGCAAGTGGGCGAAATATTCAAGTCCGCTGGTTTGAAGCTTGGGGATATATTCTTCAAATGGCAGCTTACAAGAAGATGTTGGAAGAAGAATATAGCAAAGAGTTCCTCCCTATCATCTACGCAGTGACAAAAGAGCCGTACCCTGATACCAGAGCGATTGCTTTTGAGTCGCAGGAAATACTCGATTATGAGTTGACCAAGCTGTCCATGCTTATCCAGCGCCTTGACAAGGTCAAGAGAGGCGAAGAGAAGGCGAAGCCGTGCGGCCATTGCGAATATTGCAAATCGAAAGCGTTGACCCGACGCGTGGAGGTAATCTGATGATTCATCTCTACGAAAATCATCTTGGCGGCTGGTATACGTTGGGTCGCTATGAAGAGCCAGATTACTGCGAAACGTGCAGAGAGTTCGATGAGTATATCGGAGCGTTTCAAAGCATGGAAGATGTTGCGTTGAAGCTATTGAAAGAGGATGCTTCAGACGAAGAAATTTACCGAGTGACTGGATTGAAAGTAATTATTAAGTTTGAAAAAGTGAGGAAAGAATGAAAATTTATATTGAACAAGATGACGTAAAATTGAGCTTTGAGCGAGCGCAGGAACTTGACTATCAAAACTTATTCAAAGCCTATCAAATGGTTACAGGGTCTGACGAAATCCTTGAGGATTTGAGTCAGAAAGAGTCTGAGAATGCAGGGACTGTTTTAAAAATTGATGCTGAGAAGTTAGCTGAAATTGATCATGTCAATATCAAAGAAGTCACAGACAGGTTCTCAGCAAAATTTAGCGGAAGTCCAGCGGTTTCGCAGAAACAAAATGAGAAGGTAGGTGTCGATTTACAATGCCCATTTTGCGGATGTGCGAAGCGGTGGAAAGTCCCGTCTTACTTTAAATTCATGAATTGTCCTGACTGCCAAGGCTCAATTTTCTTATCTTGGGTGACGGGTGTCAAGGGTGAATTGGATGACAATGGATTTTATTTCAGAGGGGACAGTCCGATGGAATTTAAAGAGCAGACAGATGAATTCGAGGATATGTTTGCTGTTGAAGAATCAAAATAACCAAAACCAACTGTTTCCATTTTGGAAACAACTCAAAAACCAACAAGCCGTGTATTCTTGTAAAACTGCGAACTAGAAAACGTCAATGAAGGTCATGTGACCTTGGACGAGCGACTGCCCGTATTTAGCCAATTATCACAAAGGCAGTCGCATTTTTTTAGAAAGTAACAGAATGAAATTTTTAGATTTATTCGCAGGGATTGGCGGTTTTCGTTTAGGAATGGAGTCTGCCGGCCATAAATGTATAGGATTTTGTGAGATAGACAAATTCGCTAGAGCTAGTTATAAAGCTATACATAACACAGAAGGAGAAATTGAATTACATGACATCACAGCAGTATCAGATGAATCTATTCGAGGAATCGGAAGTGTGGACATTATCTGTGGAGGATTTCCGTGCCAAGCTTTCTCGATTGCAGGAAACAGACGAGGTTTTGAAGATACACGAGGAACTTTGTTCTTTGAAATTGCTAGGTTCGCATCTATTCTCAGACCTAAATATCTATTCCTTGAGAACGTCAGAGGACTCCTCGACCATGACGGAGGGGCTACATTTGAAACCATCATCCGAACCTTGGACGAATTGGGGTATGATGTGGAATGGCAAGTGCTTAATAGCAAGAATTTTGGAGTCCCCCAAAATCGGGAACGTGTGTTCATTATCGGACATCTTAGAGGAACAAGTGGACGAAAAGTATTTCCTCTCAGCGGAGAAAGTCAGTCAACTAGTAGCCAATCAGTCGTGAAAATAGGGAACGTTAACCCATCAGGAAATGGCATGAATGGAGAAGTCTATCAAGCTGACGGCCTAGCTCCTACGCTAACAACTAACAAGGGAGAGGGGCAGAAAATAGCGGTAAAAAGTAATACTATAAAACAATTTGGAGTATTACAGCCCAATTTTAATCAATGTGGAGTGGTTTACGAAACAGACGGCATCGCACCAACAATCCGAGCCTATCAAGGTGGAGGTCTTAAACCTAAAATCAGAGTGAAAGAAGCGACTACTCAAGGATATGCAGAAGCAGAAATTGGCGATAGCGTAAACTTGTCACACCCTAATTCAAAAACTCGTAGAGGAAGGGTTAGTAAACAGATAGCAAATACTCTCTTAACTGGGGAAAGTCAAGGTGTGATTGAGCCTGATTTTAGAATTAGGAAACTAACACCTCGTGAATGTTGGAGATTGCAAGGATTTCCAGACTGGGCTTTTGACAAAGCGCAAGAGGTCAACTCTAACAGTCAATTATATAAACAAGCAGGAAATAGCGTGACAGTTAATGTTATCGCTGCAATAGCAAAAGAATTTAGATAAACAGGAGAAAAACAAATGCAAAAAAACAGCGGTAATTAATACGCCTTTTACAATCGTAACGAGCAAAACAGAACAGAATATCGAAATTGTCGGGAGCTCGTTGTGGAGTCCAGTAGCAGAATTTGTAAAACAAGATAAACAGCTATCAACAGATAACTTTATCCAAATACTTGTCAACATGCATCAATTCGGCTACGAGGTCGAGAAAGAGAAGCAGTATTTGGTTAAGATGAAAGGTATGTCCGAAGAGAATACATATTTGACATTTAGATTTGGCCATACGTGGATGCTAAGCAATTTCGAAGAGTGCGAAGAATTTCGCTTGCACCACACCCGTAAAGAACTCGAAGAAGCGGATTTCGGCTGGGTATTTGATTGCCCAGGTATTGAGATTGAGGAGCTAGAGTGATGAAAATTGCAAAGTATACACACAAGGCTTTTGACGGGGTTAAAACCATAAAAGGCTGGGTTTTAGAAAATAATTATGGTGAAAAGGAATTTGTTTATTACAACGGAACGGAATTATGCGTCCACCCTGCCAGCGATTGGGAGGGCGAGTTAAAGGAGGTGGAGTGATGGAAGACAGTGTTTGGTTAGAATGGATTGCCGAGGTTATGGCAACTAAGCCTGTTGGCAATGAATTGCTAGAAAGCCAACGTGGTCAAGAAGTGGTTGATTTGCTATTAGATTTAGAAAGAAATGATTTTAATTGGCATAGAGGAGACGCAGATGTTTTTTGGATAGATGCCCAGATGTGTATCAAGTACAAACTTTCCAATGCAGAGATTAAATTTTTAGCTAAACAACAACCAGGCGTTGTGAATTATAAGAAACATGCAAAAGAAAGAAATGCTTATTCAGAGATGATGAGAGGATTGGAGAAATTAAAAGAACTTAACTTTCCAGAAATCTACAATCATTCCCTTTCTCCTGACGATGAAAAGAGGAGATTTGAAGAAGAAATGGCGGTTGAACAAAACTATGTATCGCCTTATCAAAAACTGGATGAAATTCAAAAACGATTTTATGAAAATCAATTTTTATTTGGCAAAAAAGTGATGGAAGCTGCAATGAAAATTGTATCAAGTGAAAAGAAAATAGGTGTTGATAATTTCTTCAACATTGGAAGTCATCGAATTAAATTCACTATTGAGGAGGTCACAGATTGAAACGATTCATAGCTATCTGGATTCTGATATCTGCTGGATTGAATATCTGGCAGATGGACAGGATTCGAGATTTGGAAGAGAAGAAGCCGATGGTTATTTATAAGGCGGATAACGCAGGCACTGAAGTATTCGGTAAGGTCGTCGAGAAAGGACGACACGGTAAGTTATACACGCTTACAATACGTGATTATGGAGTGTTCGTGGTTACGAAGGACGTGTACGAAAAAGTGAAAGTTGGGGATGAGGTGATGTTATGACGTTCGTTGAGCATAATAACCGCGAGAAAGCCAATAAATTTGCTGAGTATGTGACAGGGAAGCCGTTGCGTGAATACTTGGCTAAAAAAGTGAAGCAGTATTGCGGTGAAGATATATCTGTCTTTGATGGTGCAGCAGGCTCTGGGCAGTTGGAGCAGTTTATTAGTATGACTGATTTTCATGCGGTAGAAATTCAGCAGGAAAGTTGTGAAGCATTGAAGATAAATTTTCCTCATGCAATCGTATATAATCAGAGTTTCTTTACATACCAGTCAGATATACAAGTGGATGCAATTGCAATGAATCCACCTTATTCTTTGAAATTGAAAGATTTACCAGAAGAAGACAAAGAGGCTATTAAAGAATTGTTCCCGTGGAAAAAGTCAGGTGTTGTTGATGATATTTTTCTGTTGAAGTCGATGACTTACACGAAACGATACGGATTTTATATCATGTTCCCTGGTATTGCTTACCGTCAATCTGAGAAGAAAATGAGAGAGCTGGTAGGGAATAACCTTGTTGAATTGAATGAGATTCAAAATGGATTTGAAGACACCTCAATCAATGTGATTTTCTTAGTAATTGACAAAGAGAAAAATGATTCTGAAATTTCAAAAGAGATTTATGATTGTAAAACTCAAAAAATTGAATATCAAGAATCTGATAAATTAAATTCAGATTTCAACTGGGTAATACCTAAAAAACCAGTTGAGAAAGAAGAAATAGACATTGACAAAGTAAATGCTGAATTAGATCAAATGGCAATTGACCACCTTGAAAAACATTTAGCAAGTCAACTAGTCTTGATTCAATTCTTTAATGCAGATATTGATATAAAATCATTCATAACGAGATGCCACAAGGTCTTAGATGATTATTTATTGGCTTATAATTTTGCAGTAGGATTAGAATGAAACCAGATAAGATAACAACGCACGGATTGCTAGAAGTTTGCGAGCTTATTTCAGGTACTAGAACGAAAGTAACGGATGGGCCGTATTTTATCTATGGTGCTGGTATGAAAGCAAAAGGCACGACAGACAAATTCAATTGTGAAAGTGACACAATCCGTTTGACTCGTAAGGGTACAGTTGGTGCTGTTTATTTCCATCGAGATCCATTTTGGATAAATGGAGATAGCTTCAGAGTTGAGCCGAAAGAAATGATAGATAAGCGATATCTATTTCATTGGTTGTTAATGAAACGGGAAGAGATAGAACGTTGCGCAGACGGCGACAATCAACCAGGGTTGTCACTAACTAGATTGTCAAAAATAACGATTGACGTACCTGATATGGAATATCAGTTGAAAGTTGTTAAGTTGTTGGATGAAATGAGTGCAGATTTGGAGTTTTTTATAGATAATATCACACAAACAAAAATGAACCAAAGCAAGGTTTTAAGTTATTATAGAGAGAAAATCGGAACCGCTTTAGAAAGAGAAATAAATGAACAATAAGTTAGATTGTGAAGATTGTAGAAAGTTTTTCTTTTCGAAAGACAAGTTGGATTATGATTGTGTATTTCAAAATGGTGTTTGTAGTGAGTGCTTAGTCAAAAGAGTAGAAAGGGGGATTGAATGGTAGTTAACGATAAATGGAATCACGATTGGGCACTATATCAAGGAGATAGGTTTGTCACAATGGGAACATTATATGAGATAAGCGAATATACTGGTATAAGCTTAGATGCCTTGAAAATGTATTCAAGAAAATGGTACCAAACACATTTCCCAAATAGAAAAACTTTGATAAGAATAGAAGATGATGAGGAATTATCATGAACACACTAGAAAACGTAAAACAATGGTTTATTGACCGTGATTTAGAAAACGGCGGACGGTTAGACAAGCAGTCACTAAAACTTAGCTATGAGGAGACTCTCAATATACTCAATGGCTACTAAAACAAAAAAGCCAAGGTACTCTCTGCCTCAGCTAATAGTTCTCGCAAAGACTATTATATCACAAAGGAGATAGAGAGTGAACAAGGCTAAAGAGTTACTTGATGAACTACAGAATTTGGATGAAGAGATACAGAATCGAATAGACGAGCTTGCTAATCTTGAAGCTAGTTTACTTTCTAGCCCTAAAATGAGCATGGATAAGGTTCAAGGTGGTCAGAAAGTTCGATTAGATGAACGTTACATAGATATTTTTAGCATGCAAGATTCCTTGAAAGAGTACATGAAGCAAGCAACTGCTGAAGCTATCCAGCGCAGAATTGAGCTCAGTAAATTGATTGATAAAATGCCTAAGACTGCAAGTCGAACAATTCTAAGGATGGTGTATATTCAGAAAGCAAACGTGTATGATATGATTGAATTTTTACGATGCAGCAAGACCACTTTTTACAAAAAGAAGAAAGATGCAATCCGTGAATTAGGTGCTGTAGTTGATAAAAGCGAACTAATGTGAACTAGGTTGAAGCGCACTGGTCTAACAATCGTGCTATTATAGTATCATCAAGAATTAAGGGTAAGGCAGCAAGCCTTCCCTTAACATGGAGAGTTGGCAGAGTCAGGTTGAATGCGCCCGTTTGCTAGACAGGTGGTCGCCTATGTGCGGTCCGTGGGTTCAAATCCCACACTCTCCTTTGAGTGTTTGTGTCCCAGAATGGGGTAGGCAGCAGGCTTAGAATTCACATATCACTCATTAACTTATTAGAAGGTTGCAGAAGCGACTGGACCTTGCATGATTGCGTAGCTACTTATATCCTAGGTAAGTTATAAGCTAGAGTGGTTTGATTCCCTCAGAGGTTGTTAATGGCTACAAAAAATAAAAAAGAAAGTATTTCAAAATAGATTCCTAATTAACAAGCAAGGTAGTAGTCGCCTTGCAAAAAAGGTCACACATTGTGTGGCTTTTTTGATTTTTTGAAAGGTGGTGATGGAAAATTGAATGAATTGACGATAAAACAAAAGAGATTCGCAGATGAGTACATCATCTCAGGTAATGCGACGGAAGCTTATAAGAAAGCAGGTTATCGTGCTTCTAGTGATAGGGTGGCAGGTGTCGAAGGACACAAATTACTAAAGAACCCTAAGATTAAAAGCTATATAGATGAACGACTGAAGCAGCTTGATTCTGAGAAAATTGCAGATCAGCAAGAAGTCCTTAGTTATCTAACCTCAGTAATGCGAGGAGAGACGCAAGAACAGACCTTGATAAGCATAGGAGAATTAGGTCAAACGATTACGGATATTGATGTCGGAGCAAAAGATAGAATCAAAGCAGCCGAACTTTTAGGCAAACGTCATAGGCTTTGGACAGACAAAGTAGAGGCAGACGTTTCTGGAACGGTGGTGTTTACAAATGAGTCAGACATACCAGATTAAACAGAACGATATTGTCGTTGACCTACCTAAGATAGTAGGAGTTGGGTACGGACAGTTCTGGCGCTCAAGAAGTCTTTATCGTGTAGTCAAAGGGTCCCGTGGTTCGAAGAAGTCTAAGACGACCACTTTGAATTATGTTATCCGTCTTTTGAAATATCCCTGGGCTAACTTGCTTGTCATTCGTAGATACTCGAATACAAATAAACAATCGACCTATACAGATTTCAAGTGGGCAGCTAACCAACTGAAAGTCGCTCATAAGTTTAAATTCAATGAGTCGTTGCCTGAAATAACAGTCAAAGAGACAGGTCAAAAGATTCTCTTTCGTGGTTTGGATGATGAACTCAAAATCACATCTATCACGGTCGATGTTGGCAGTCTATGCTGGGCATGGTTTGAGGAAGCGTATCAAATCGAGACTGAAGATAAATTTAGTACAGTAGTTGAGTCAATCCGTGGTAGCTTAGACGTACCTGATTTTTTTAAACAAATCACGGTCACATTTAACCCGTGGAATGAGAGACATTGGCTCAAGCGAGTGTTCTTTGATGAAGAAACGAGACGAGCTGATACATTCGCTACTACGACTACTTATAAATGCAACGAGTGGCTGGATGAAGTCGATATCAAACGCTATGAGGATTTGTATCATACGAACCCAAGACGTGCTAGAATCGTCTGTGATGGCGAGTGGGGAGTTGCTGAAGGTTTAATCTATGAAAACGTAACTGTCAAAGAATTCAATAAGGATGAACTACTACAAGATTCAGCTAATAAATTATGTATCGGTCTTGACTTTGGTTTTACTCACGATCCAACTGCTTTGTGTTGTTCGTTGATAAATGACACGACGAAAGAGATTTATGTCTTTGATGAGGCGTATAAAGTTGGATTGATAACCAAAGAAGTTGCTAAGATGATAAAAGATAAAGGTTATCATCGCTCACAAATCATTGCCGATAGTGCTGAATTGCGACTGATTGAGGAACTAAGGTCAGAACATGGTATAACTCGAATTAAAGAAAGTCGTAAAGGTAAGGATAGTATTATGGCTGGCGTATCCAAGTTACAAGGATACGCTATTTATGTGCATCCAGATTGTAAAAACATCATGGATGAATTTTATAGCTATTGTTATCAACAAGACAAAGAAGGGAATTGGTTGAATAAACCAGAAGATAAAAACAACCACTTGATGGATGCTTTGCGTTACAGCCTTCAATGTATCGAAGGCGGGAAAGCAACCGTCCGCAGACGTTCTGATTATGGCCTATAGAGAGGAAAGATATGTACCAATATTTAACCTATCCACGAGATGGATATGATGAGGGTTCTTTGAAGAAAGACCTGATTTACAAATTGATAACGAAGCATAGCACTGAAGGCTCACGTTTGAAGAATTTAAAAAGCTACTACTTGGGTGAGCATGCTATCTTAAATCACAAGAGACGCAACGAGAACGCACCAAATTACAAGACGGTAGCTAATCATGCCAAGGATATCGCAGACACGGCTACAGGCTATTTTATGGGCAATCCTATCAAGTACAATAACACTGCTGAAGGTGATATTGATGAACTACTTACAGCTTTTGACGGTGCCGAGATTGACCAAGTAGACGCTCAGAATGCTTTGAACATGGCTATCTATGGTCGTGCTTACGAGTACATCTACGCTAAAGAGGGATTGACTGAGTTGGATTCAACTAGTATTGACCCAGAAAATACCTTTATGGTCTACGATGATAGTATTGAGCGGAAACCCTTGTTTGCTGTCTACTACTATCAAGTGAAGGACGATACGAAAGATACTACTAAGTATCAGGCAGAGGTCTTTACAGAAAATCTGCACTATCATATGGTGCTGAGAAGTACAGATTCAGGAACCTCTCAGATTGAAGAGGCAACACCTCATAACCTTGGTCAAATCCCAATTATCGAGTATCGCAATAATCACTTCGCGATTGGCGACTACGAGCAACAGATTAGCTTGATTGACGCTTATAATTCTTTAATGGGTAACCGTGTCAATGACAAGGAGCAGGCAGTAGAGTCTATCCTTGTCTTGTATGGCACGCAGCTAGCAGACACGCCAGAAGATGCCAAGGTAGCGATGAAGATTCTTTCTGAAGAAGGTCTTTTGGAATTGCCGGGCGATAGTGCAAGAGCTGAGTTCTTGAAGAATACGCTGGACGAAAGTGCTACTGAAATCTTGCGCACAGCGCTGAAAGAAGACATCTACACATTTAGCCATGTTCCTAACCTGACTGATGAGAACTTCGCAGGAAACACTTCAGGGGTAAAATAGTTGCCCTCCTCAAAGGTAACTTTGAGGTAATAAATCGGGTTAAAATTGGAAGGCGCAAAACAGTAATAACCTAGAAATTTATATTCTGTTATGGTATAATAAGAGTATAATAATCTAGGAGAAAATGAATGATAAAAGATAAAATGCACAAACATCTAAATCAAGTTTATTACTCTATGTTAGCAAGGTGTTATGATGAAAAACATTGGGCTTATAAATGGTATGGGAAACGTGGAATAGGTGTTTCTGATGAATTTAGTGATGTAGCTAAGTTCAGAAGTTGGGCAATGCAAAACGGAGTAGAATTCGGTTTGCAATTAGATAGGATAGATAATGACAAAGATTACTCACCAAGTAATTGTAGGTGGGTTCCTGAACATACCAATAAACGTAATCGTTCTGATAACGTTAAGTATAAGGGATATATCTTGAGAGACTATCTAAAAAAATTATCTGAAGAAAACAACATTTCTTTTTCAACTCTTGTCTACAGATATTATCGTTCCATAAAACGAGATGATATAATCGTTAATGATGAAACAATAGATGATATCTTATTGAATTATAAAAAATACGATTTAAGACAATTTTCAAAAGGTGTGGACATGTCTGGTAAGACAATTGTTCGAGATGAAAAAGGGAGATTTGTGACATATTACTGAAGCTAATCAATTACCACTGCTGGTAGAAATATCAGTAAGGTTTAACGACTAGATAGAGTAAGCTAAGTGAGAAACGGTACATAGTATCGTTTTTTTATATGCAGAAATATCCACGAAATCCGACACCCTGATAAGGGTGAAGAGATAGTCTGAACTTACGGGAAACCGTAAGAAGTAGAGGATAAAGAGCCTCTACGGTAACAAAATTGAGCTATGGAATTTAAGCTGATGGGCCTTGAGATGATTACCAAGACCAAGGAGGCGAATTACAAGCGAGGTTTAAGACAGCGGATTGCGATTTTTGCTCATTACTTGGGCATGAAGCAGATTGCTTTAGAGTCTCATTCAATCGTTCCGCAGTTTAGCCGCGGTTTGCCAAAAAACTTGCTGGAAATCTCTCAGATTGTGAATAACTTGGAAGGCAAAGTGACCAACAGGCAGCTTATTTCTCTCTTACCGTTTGTGGAAGACCCTGACGCTGAGCTGGAAGCCTTGGAAGAGGAGAAAAAGAAGAACATGGAAGACATGCCAATATTTAACCAAGACAACACGAAACCCGAAGACGAGGTAGAGGATGAAGAATCAGGAGTACTGGGCGAAGAGGAAAGCCAATCTGATTTACCAACAGATGGACAAGGCCGAAAAGCAGGCAGACAAGTTCGATAAGGTCTATCAGGAAGCTAAGATGTACTTGGATAAGGAAATCAATAAGATTTTTGATAAGTTCCAACGTGATTATGGTTTAAGTCAGGTAGATGCTAGACAAGTCTTGAAGAACATGAAAGACAAGAAGGACTTGAACGAACTTCGTAAGGTGCTTGAAGCAAGACCGAATGAGCCAAATATCCAAAGGCTATTGGCTGACTTAGACAGTCCAGCTTATTCTTTCCGTATGAAGCGCTTAGAGAGTTTGAGTGACGATTTAGATCGTATGCGTGAATCTATCTATCATTCAGAGAAGACAGGCTCAGACGCTTTTTATAGCGACCTGATGAAGGATAGTTATTACAAGGCTACATTTGACCTGCAGCAGCAGACAGGGCTGGCATATGGCTTTTCTGGGCTTCCTGAGAGCGAGATTAAACATCTACAGTCTTTTAGTTGGGTAGGAGATGGAAGCACCTACTCAACAAACATCTGGAAGAATACAGGGAAGCTTACTTCTAGCATAAAAGATGAACTACTCATGAGTCTTATGACAGGGCGAGATACACGAGAAACTGCACAAGCAATTGCTGAGCGATTCAATGTAGGTCAGAATGATGCAAGGCGTTTGGTTCGGACAGAATCAGCCTTTTTTCATAACCAGATGGAACTACTCAGCTATGAAGAAGCAGACATAGAGAAGTATATCTTTGTGGCTGTTTTAGACAAGCGTACATCACGCATTTGTCAGGAGCATGATAATCAGGTCTATGATAGGGATAAGGCTGCCCCTGGTGTCAATTGTCCGCCTATGCACCCTTGGTGTAGGTCTACTACTGTCGGATACGATGAGGACGCAGATTACAGCAAACTGAAACGTAGGGCAAGGAATCCAGTGACAGGGAAGACCGAGCTAGTGCCTGCTGATATGACTTATAAAGAGTGGTATAGCAAGTATGTTGCGGAACCACGAGAACGAGAATTAAGTGGTAGGCAATTTGGAGCAGACCTTGATTATGTGCGAAGCGATGAATTTGTTGACAAACTAAAAAATCACCCAAAGACCTCACATCTATCCGAACCTATCGCAAGAGTTTCAAGACAGATGTTACAGCATAGAAACGGAACTCCATTTGAAGATTACTATTTGCTTAATGCAGATACAGGAAGAGTTGTTGCGCTATCAAATAAAGCCAGAAAGACAAAAGGTGTAGTTTATAATGACCAAGTTAGAAGGGCTTTTAAAGAACAATCTGAACAAAGTCTTATTTCGATTCACAATCATCCGTCAGGCTATCCTCCATCGCTCAGTGACTTTGCTTCCTTACAACAACGGAGTAAAAATAATACTGTAAAATATGGTTTAACGATAGGCCACGATGGAAGCGTGTATTGGTATACCAGACCCAATAAGAGGATACCAAAAATAGCACTCTCAAAATACTCTCACCAAATTGAAAAATTCAAAAAAATGGGTTATAATGAAGTTATAGCACAAGAGAAAACGCTTGAAATGTTTTCTAATCTGTTTGAATTTGAATTTGGAAGGATTGATTGACATGATTGAGAAGTATGATTATGATTGGCCAGAAGCCGAAGACGACAATCTGGACGAATTGTTAAAAAAAGCCTATGAACGAAATAAAAACAAAACTGTTGAGGAGTTAGATGACGAATGGGATGAATTTGTCAAGAATCTAAAACTTGAAACGATTTAAAAAAGCACCTAGAGAAATCTAAGTGCTTTTCTTATTTTTAATTTTTTTCAAAAAACCTCTTGACTTTTTGTGGCACAAGTTGTAATATATTGTTGTGGCACAGAAAGTAGGTGATGAAATGAGCCCACGAACCGGAAGACCAAAAAGCGAAAAACCGTTGAATGTCGAAGTTAAAGCAAGAATCGACTCAGAGTTGAATAAACATTTGGAAGATTATTGCTTACAAAAAAAGACCACTCGTACAGAAGTGGTTAGAAAAGGCATAAAATTAGTTTTAGGTCTTGAAAAAAATAAATAACGCATAATCCTCCTCGCCAAAGTTGTGATTATACGTTATCGCACGAAAGAAACTCTTTCTGAAATCATTATATCAGAAAAGAGCTTCTTTGTCATACCGCAAAGGAGTTTTTATAATGGCAAAAATTGAACTTTTAGACAGTTACGAAGAACTAGTATCCTACACTGCAGAGATTAGAGAAAGTCTAGATATTTTACATGAATGGTTAGCCGAGAAACCTAATATTGAGGATTACTGGTCTTACCATAATTTGATTGCAGGGCATGGTCAGCACTTTGCCTTGCTAAATCTTATCATGTACAGGCTGGATAATCTTAGAGATGAGCATTGCACTATTATTGAAAACTACATTAAAGGAGCATAAAAATGGAACTACAAATTTTTAAAAATGAACAATTCGGAGAAGTGCGGACGACAGAAGTTAATCAAGAAGTTTATTTTAATTTGAAAGATTGCTGTCAGATTTTGGATATAAAAAACAGTAAAGATGTAGTAAAAAGGCTAAATTCAAAGGGGGTAGTTACTACCGACCTCCTTACAAATGGAGGAGTCCAACAAGCCAACTTCATCAACGAAGCGAATTTCTATAAACTTGTTTTTCAATCTCGCAAACCAGAAGCAGAGAAATTTGCTGATTGGGTCACTAGCGAAGTGCTGCCCTCTATTCGTAAGCATGGCGCTTATATGACCGACCAAGTAGCCTATAATATCACACACAACAAACAAGCCTTAGCAGACTTGCTCCTTATGGCTGGTAATCAACTGAAAGAAAAAGAAGCAGTCATTAAAAACTTGGAAGCTGAAAAAGCTGTACTTTCCGTTGAAAATACCATAATGAAACCGAAAGCAGACTATTTCGATGAACTAGTAGATAGAAACTTACTGACCAGCTTCAGAGAAACAGCAAAACAATTAAAAATCAAAGAACGCAAGTTTATTGACTTCTTGATGGAGAAAAAATACATCTACCGAGATAAGAAAGGCAAGCTCCAACCAACAGCCAATAAAAACGATGGTTTGTTTGAGGTCAAGGAAACACTCAACGAAAAAACACAATGGTCTGGAACACAGACACTCATTACACCTAAAGGCCGTGAAACCTTTAGACTACTATTTATCTAATTATAACCTAACCGCATCGAAATCGAGGCGGTTTTCTTATGCTCTAACCGTATGGAATCCCGTACGGTTTTTATATTGTCCAAGCATTGACGACACTAAAAGCTATGGAAATTACAGTCGGGGACGACTTTAAAAATAGGAGGTTCGCAATGAACGAAGAAACACAAACAGTCGAAACGGTTGAAGAACAAAAGGTACCTGCAGAACCTGCACAACAACCGCAAGACGAGAAGAAGTACACGGACGCAGACGTCGACGCTATCATCGATAAGAAGTTTGCCAAGTGGAAATCAGAGCAAGAAGCCAAGGAAAACGAAGCTAAGAAGCTTGCTAAGATGAACGCTGACGAGAAACAGAAATATCAGTTGGATCAGCGTGAGCAAGAACTTGCCGACCGTGAAAAGGCTATTGCTCGTAAGGAATTGACCGCAGAAGCTAAAGCAATGCTAAGTGAACGTGACTTACCTGTTGAGTTAGTGAATGTAGTTGATTTGACAAGCGCAGAGACGGTATCGCAGTCCGTAGCAGTATTGCAGAAATCATGGGAGCAAGCCGTGCAAAAAGGAGTACAAGAAAAGCTAAAAGGCGGAGCCCCAATGAAGCAAGCGCCAGTCGATAGTGACGGTATCACAAAAGAAGAATTTGCTCGTATGGGTTATCAGAGTCGAAATGAACTCTATCAAAAGAACCCAGAACTCTATAAGAAATTGAAAGGTTAAAATAAATGACAGCAGGACAAACTAAATTAGCCACTATGGTTAACCCAGAAGTGATGGCGGACATGGTTTCCGCTAAACTACCTAAATTGATTAAATTCACTCCACTAGCTTATGTGGAAACAGCACTCCAAGGTCAACCAGGGAACACTCTAACAGTTCCAGCATGGGAGTATGCAGGAGATGCGACAGAGGTTGGAGAAGGTCAAGCTATTTCTCCAGACCAATTGACTACTAAAAAGACCACTATGACCATCAAAAAGGCTGCTAAAGGTTATGAAATTACCGATGAAGCCCTTTTGTCAGGTCTTGGTGACCCACTAGGTCAAGCGACTTACCAGCTTGGTTTGGCTATTGCTAACAAGATTGATGATGATTTAGTTGCCGTAGCTAAGACTGCAACACAGCACGTTGCAGAAGCTCCAACAACCGGGGGAGCTATTGATAAAGCACTTGCTATTTTCGATGATGAAGAAGATGCAAGATATGTAGCTCTTATCAATCCGTCAGACGCTATTGCTTTGCGTGCTGATACTGTTAAAGAATGGATTTCAGGCACAGAGGTAGGAGCGAATACAGTTATTTCTGGTACATTCGGAGAAACACGAGGTGTTCAAATTGTGCGTACTAAGAAAGTTGAAAAAGGCAAAGGCTTTATCGTCAAAGTCTCTCCTAGCCAAACTCAGACAGACGATGCCAATAAATACGGTGCGTTTGTTATCATGCTAAAACGTGATGTGGCTATCGAAACAGACCGTGACATCCTTAAAAAGACAACGGTTATCACTGGTGATGAACACTACGGTGTTTACCTATACGACCCTACACGAGTTGTAAAATTCGGTGAGGGGTGATAGTATGAGCTTATTGCTACGACGTCATTATATCCAAGAGGAGCAGGCTGGCCAGTATTCTGATTTAGAGAATAAAACCCTAGAAGAGTTGAAAAATCTAGCTAAAGAAGCTGGCATAGCTGGCGCCTATAAGTTATCAAAAGTCGAAATTGTAGAGGTGTTGGAGGATTTAAAAAGTGAAATTTAAAATCAAACAAGATTTTTATGATTGGGAATCAAATGTGAAACGACTGGCAGGAGAGGAACTTGAGATTACTGAGGAGCGCTATGCTGAGTTGGCTAACAATTTTGCCAGCAACGGTGTCGCTATCTCAGATGTTCTTGAGGAAATCCTCCCTGAACCTGAGTTCTTAGAAGAGGATTGATATGTCTATAGAGTTGCTGAAGAAAATGACAGGCGAAGAAGATACTCAGCTTCTCATGTTGCTCCAAACGAGGGCTACAAATCTTATCTTATCAGAGACTAATCGCACATCTTTGACACCTGCTTTAAGTCTCTTAATACCTGAGGTTGCTATCGAGCTCCACAACCGCTCAGGAGCGGAAGGAGAGCATTCTATAACCGAGGGTGGTATAGCAGTAGTCTACGGAGAAAACGGCCTGTCTACGGGTCTTCTACAGCGTATCCGCATGCACAGACTAGCAAGGGTGGCAGGTCATGTTTTTGAAGCAGAGTAGACTGAAACCTTATCCAATGCGACGGTTTGAAAAGACTGTCACTGAGGAAGGCGTCGCAAAAGAAGGGTATGCCAAGGAAGCTGAGACAGTCCGTCTTGAATTGTGGCCAGCTAGTAGCAAGTTACAATCTGAGCTTTATGGCGAGCGTGTCAATGATATTTTGAACGCAAATGCCAACAAGTCAGCTACTATCAAAGTAAAGGATGGTGTGTGTATCGATAGCCCGACGGAAGTAACTCACAGGGTTATTTCTAAAAAGATCTACACACATCATCAAGTTTTGGAGTTAGAGCGTGTCAGGGCTACGAGGGGCAGATAGACTTATAGCTAAATGTAGACGATTGGCTAGTAAAAAAACTGGCGAGGATATCGTCTTACGTGCGGTACACAATGCTACTATAAAGGTTGTCCAAGCTGATGCAAGAAGACTCGCACCAGCGAGAGATGGAAAGCTTATAACTAGTATCAAAACTAGAGCAAAAATGGACGGAGATAAGGCTATAGGCGAGGTTTACACCAACCTTAAATACGCTCCTTACGTTGAGTTTGGAACAGGACCAATAGGACAAGCTAACCATTCGGGTATCTCTCCAGAGGTCAGCGTGTCTTATCGGTCTAGCCCGTGGTATGTGCATGAAGACCAGATAGATATAGGACCTTACCACTTTCAAAATATTGGGGAGTTCTACAAGATGTATGGTCAACCTGCCCAGCCTTATCTTTATCCAGCTTTGAGAGACAATCAAGAGCGTGTGTCTAAGAATATTTCGAATTATGTCCGTAGAAAGATAAGAGAACAAATATAATGATCAATATCAAGCCTGTTATTTATAAAGAATTGCAAAAGGTCGCAGATAATGTGACTGATACGTATCCTAGCGATTGGGAGACTTTCCCAGTCGTTATTTTTTTGGAAGAACAAAACAAGCCAGGTGATTGGTTTGACGACAAGGAACAAAAATCCTCTATCCGCTACAAGGTGGATATCTTTGATGATACCAGCACTAGTGAGTTAGCTGTTAAAATCAATCAGATTTTTGAGTCTTTAGGTTTGCGAAGAACCGACTGCCAAGACGTGCCAGACCCGTCTCATTTGAGACATAAGGTCATGCGTTTTGAAGGGGTTGTTGATTTAGACTCAGAGCTTGTTTTTCAATTTAGAATGGAGAATTAAACATGTTAGCAAATGGAATTACGCTGTCTTATGGGACAGCTAAAGGAACTTACACAAAACTTGCAGGACTTAAGGAAGTACCTGAATTCGGTATTGAACCTGAAAAAGTAGAGAATACTACTCTTGAAGATAAGGTTAAGAAGTATGAGTTTGGTATCGGTGATGCAGGGGAATTGGAATACAAATTCTCTTACAAGAACGATAGCGCAACCGCACCTTATCGTGTATTGCGTACAGCCGCAGACAATAAGACAAAACTTTTCTTTGAGCAAACTTACCCAGACAACACTAAAGTTCGTTTTGAAGGTCAAGTATCTGTTAAGCTTGGCGGTGGCGGTGTCAATGCCGTTATCGAGTTCACCCTTAAAATTGCTTTGCAGTCAGAGTTGGAATTTACAGACGGTATTGGAGGTTAATTAAATGGCGTTACCTTACTCAATTTGGAAGATTAGCGATGAGAAAGAGTTGAAACTACGACTTTCATCTCATCAAGCAGCAAAAGTTGAAGAAAAAATCGGTATGAACTTATTGAAAATCTTCATGCCTGAGGCTGGTGAAGAGTTTCCTTTGCCTCCTTTAAAAGTTGTATTGCTTTTGATTCACGGAGCATTGCAAAAGTATGAGAATGGGTATTCTCTTGAGGATGTCTATGATCTATACGATGAGTACGTAGATAATGGTGGAGACCAAACAACATTCATGACAGAGGTTCTAATGCCACTCTTTGAAGTATCGGGTTTTACTCCACGAGGAAGCAAGAACAAGAAAACTTCCAAGAAGAAAATGACAGTAGTCGAGTAATCTTAACGGTAACGCAGATTATTGAGAGGCTTTACCCAATGTTTTTGGACATCGGGGGCAAGCCTCTTGATTTTTGGGATTTAACGGTGCTTGAAATCAGGGAAATGATTGAAAGCTACAACCGTGTCAAAATCCAAGAGCGTAAAGAGAAGATTATTGACTCATATAGACTTTCGCAGATGATATCCAACCACGTTTCCTTATTATTATCCAAAGATGCCAAAGTCTTTGAGTTCTGGGAGTATGCGCCTGAATTGTTTGTAGAAGAACAACAAGCGGTAGAACAAGAACGACAGAGACAAGCGCTTTTGTTGCATAAGGAACGAATGCGTGAATTTGCAGAAAGACATAATCGAAAAAGGAAGGAGGAAGTGAATGGCAACTCTTGATGAACTAAAAGTCATGATTGACGCTGAGATAGCGCCTTTCAGGAAGAAGATGAAAGAAGTCGAGAATCAGGTCAAAGGAACATCTGACCAAGTGAAAAATGCTACTGCCAAAGTTCGTGAACAGTCGAACTTTATCGGTAGTGCGTTTGGTAAGCTAGCTAAGTTCGCTGGTTTTGCAATTCTTGGTAAGAAATTGCTTGATGTTGGGATGTATTCAACGCAGACAGCTCTTGAAGTAGCAGCGTCTATGAACCAAATCAAGCGACAGATGGGTGAGAGTTCGCAATCTTTCTTAAAATGGGTTAACGATAACGCTAACGCTATGAATATGGGTGTGGGTGAGGCGACAAACTACGGTGCAGTCTACTCAAACCTATTCTCTGGATTCATCAAAGATACCAACAAGTTAAGCGCCTATACTGCTAAGATGTTGCAGACGTCAGCAGTTATTGCCGAAGGTTCTGGGCGTAGTATTACAGACGTTATGGAGCGTATTCGCTCAGGTTTACTAGGGAACACCGAAGCAATTGAGGACCTAGGAATCAACGTCAATGTAGCTATGATTGAGTCTACTGAAGCTTTTAAACGTTTTGCAAACGGACAAAGCTGGCAACAGTTGGACTATCAAACCCAGCAACAAATCCGCCTTATGGCTATCCTGGAACAGGCTACAGCCAAGTATGGAGATACCTTATCCAATTCAGTTAACGGTAGTATCAGCCTCTTTAAGTCGCTGATGAAGGACGCAGCATTGAACCTTGGTAACTCTATGTTACCGATTATCAATGCTATTATGCCTGTCTTGAACTCTTTTGCTATGGTATTGAAGAACGTTACGGCAAAACTTGCTGAGTTTATCGCTTTGATGTTTAACAAAAAGGCTACGGTAAAAGATGGTGTTGGTGGAGCAGTTGGAGACATGGCTAATGCCATGAAGGATGCTGCAGGAGGTGCAGGAGACCTTGCTGACGCAGTGGACGACGCTGGAGATTCAGCAGGAGGACTTGCTGATAATCTTGGAGACTCAGCCAAAAACGCCAAGAAGGCTGCTAAAGAATTGCTTGGTCTAATGGGATTTGATGAGATTAATATCTTACAAAAACCAAAAGATGACGACGCAGGCGGTTCTGGAGGCGGAGGCGGAGGCAAAGGTGGTAAAGGAAAGGGAGGCGGTGGCGGACCTTTCAAAGACATCTTGCCAGAAGTCGAGTTGACCGACATGGGCAACCAATTTAAGAGCATTTTCGATGGTCTAGGAGATAAACTGAAAGGGTTATTTGACCTCTTCAAAAAAGGTTTTGATGCAGCGTTTAGACCAGAAGGTATAGAACGTATCAAGATTGCCTCAGACCAAATAGCTAAGACACTGGGAGAAATCGCCACTGATCCAAGAGTTGTGAATGCATTCAACCGTATGGCTGAGAAAATTGCTTATGCTTTAGGGCAAGTGACAGGCTCAATAGCCACTATTGGGCTAGGTATCGGTGTTTTCCTTGCCGAAAGTATTGCAAATGGCCTTGGAAGGCAAAAGGAACGCATTATCAGGGCGCTAGTCGCTCTGTTTGATAATGTTGGTAACATTGCAGAGGCAGTAGGAAACATCGCTCAGGCTTTTTCTAGTGCTTTCTACAATGTCATTACTTCAACTGGTGCGGTTCGTATCGGTAGCGCTATTGTGTCAACTCTATTAAGCTTGACATCTACCATTGTTGAAGTTGGTAGTAAATTAGCAGGAAGTTTGTTTAAAGGTTTTGAAAAAGTCGTCGTGACAAGCGCTCCTAAAATTTCATCAATCTTCCAAAGTTTATTAGATACTGTTGCGCCTGTATTTGAGAGCATTGAAAGGTCTGTTAACAAATTTGGCGATGGCTTAAGTCGTGTTTATGATGAACATGTAGCCCCTGCTATTGACTCTATTGCTAATGCTTTTAACGGACTGATCGATATCATACAAATCCTCTGGGAGAATTCTTGGCAACCTTTTGCTGAGTTTTTATCAGGAGTATTCGGTGTTAGTATTGAAGGAATTTCAGATTTATTAGGAGGTGGCCTTTTAGCCACTTTGGGACTATTGGCGGATGCTATTAAGTTAGTGGCAGATGGTTTCACCGTTTTTTCTGACTGGTGTAAAGAAAACAAAGAACCTATCTTGGCTTTGATAACAGCTTGGCAAACGATTAATTTCTTATCATGGGCTGAACAAGCCGGGGGACTTGCAGGAGCATTCGGCTTGTTAGGCAGTAAGGTCTCTTTGATTGTTGAAGGGATTAAGAATTTAGGTCTTGCTATTAAAGCATTGACACTTGATAAGTTGGTTAGTTTTGCTGAAACAATCTATCTAAACACCTTATATGCGAAAGATTTTGTAGTCAATTCTGGGAAATTGATTGCCGAGTTAGGAAAAACTGCTCTGGAACTTGGTAAATCAGCACTCGCTTGGGGTGTTCATGCAGCACAAATGGGGCTTGCAGCAGCGGCAGAAATTGCTCAATCGATTGCAGCAGGAGTTGCAGCAGCCGCAACATGGGCGCTCAATGGAGCCATTGCAGTCTTGACCAGTCCGATAACCTTAGTTATTGCTGCTATCGCAGCTTTGATTGCTATCGGTGTCTTGCTCTACCAAAACTGGGACACTGTTGTTGAGTTTGCTAAAACTGCATGGCAAGGACTATGTGATTTTATCAGTGGTATTTGTCAATCGATTGGCGAATTTTTTAGCGGTCTATGGACAAAGCTACAAGAAATATTTGAGCCAATAGGTCAATGGTTTAGCGAAAAATTCCAAGAAGGTTGGGACGCTATCGTTAATATCTTCAGTAATTTAGGCTCTTGGTTTAGCGAGCGTTGGAATGATGTTACTAATGCGTTAGCAGAAGCAAACGCTTGGCTTGGAGAGAAATTCCAATCTGGTAGGGATAAAGTGAACTCAGCTTTTGAAAAAGTTGGCTCTTGGTTCGGAGATAGATGGAATGATATCAAAGACGGAGTAACAGAAGCTGATACATGGTTTGGAGAGAAATTTGAGAGTGCAAAAGAAAAAGCTCAGAATCCTTTCCAATCAATCGGCTCTTGGTTTGGAGACAGATGGAAAGACATTCAAGATGCTTTGAAAGAAATCCCAAACTGGTTCAAGAATTTGTTTAATGATGCAATGGATAACGCAAAAAGCGCAGTACAATCAGGTGTTGATGCGCTTAAGAGTATTTTTGATTTCGAGTGGCACTTGCCAAAACTTGAGTTGCCTCACATTAATATAACTGGCGGTTTTAGTTTGAATCCACCTAGTTTTCCTAGTTTCAATCTTTCTTGGTATGCACGAGGTGGTGTATTCAACTCTCCTAGCATTATCGGGGTCGGAGAAGCTGGTCAAGAAGCGGTAATGCCTCTTGAACGGAATACAGGTTGGATTTCTACTTTGGCTCAGAAAATAGCTGAAAGAATGCCTGTTAATAATGCCCCTGCAGGCTATTCATTGCCAGCTGGTGATATTGTTATTCAAATCGCTGGTCACGAGTTCGGACGGGTAGCAATCCAAGAAATCAACAAGGAACATGAACGAGCAGGTCAAACCTTGCTCAAGATTTAGGAGGTTAAATGGCACAATTGATAATCAATGGGGTGGCTGTGAAGCCTCCCAAATCTTTTCAGGTCGGTATTCAAGATATCGATGGAGAAACTGGGCGTAATGCCAATGGCGACATGGTGCGAGACCGTATCACGACCAAACGCAAATTAGACTGTGAATGGGGCATTCTGACTCAGGAAGAAATGAGTCAGCTTTTACATGCTGTATCGTCTGAATTTTTTGAGGTATCTTATCCAGACCCCATGGATGGCCAAGTCACAAAGACTTTCTATGTCGGTGATAGGACAGCTCCTAGATATACCTTTACTGAGAAGTTTAAACCTTGGTCTGGCGCTAAATTTAATTTGGTAGAGAGGTAAGAAAATGGATGCTTTAACTAGACGACAATTTGACAGAGCCATGTTCGCCAAAAACAGGACGCTGGCTATCCGTGTTGAAGATTATGCTTCACAGGATATCAAAGAGGCTAGTTTTGAGTATGGCTATATCAAGGGTGACACTTATAAGCCAGGTGGAACGTGTGCAGGTAGCGGTAAGATTACCTTTACCAACATCATTACCACGTTCAATAAGCTGGATATCCTACACCCTGAGATTGGGCTACTGGTTGGGGATACCTACCAGTGGGTTAAGATGGGGGAATACTTCATCAACGATATTGAGATTGACCGAAACCGCAACACAACCACGCTTGAACTCATGGATGGTATGTTCAAGCTCAATCGTGAGTATGTGACGGACTTGCATTTTCCAGCTGAAGTACGAGAGGTTATTCAGGAAATATGCTTAAAAACAGGCATTGAGTTAGCGAATGACTATTTCGGAATCAGCGCCATGCGTTACCATGTTGAGCAAGTGCCTGAAGGAAAGAAACTTTCATTCAGGGATATGCTGAGCGCTATGACTCAGATGATTGGGATGTCTTGTTTCTTTAACCGAGAAGGCAAGATGGAAATCCGTGATTTAACTGAGTCAAATATCACGATCAACGCAGATAGTTACTTTCTGCATGGATTAACCAAGAGTGAGATTGAGTATCAGATAGCTGGTATCACTTGTAAGACGGATAAGAAGCCTCTTACAGTTGGTATGAAGACAGGTCGGTCTTTGGAACTAGACAATGTCTTTATGACTCAGAGCGCTTTAAATGACCTGTATTACAAACTGAAAAACCTGACTTACTATCCGTATAATCTCAACTACCAAGGACATTTGTTACTTGAGGTTGGGCAGTGGGTAACCATTCAGACCAACAAGAAAGAAACATTTAAAGTTCCTGTGTTAAGCCAGAGCTTTACTTTTAAAGGCGGTCTGAGAGGTCGTATCAGCGCAGATAGTAAGGCTGGAAATGATACTCAGTATTCTTACGAGGGTACGATTACCAAGCAGATAAAGCAACAAGATGGCATTGAAGCGAAAATCCAAGCGCAAATAGAAGCAGCAGACGCAGCCTTTGATGCTGAGTTCAAAAAGCGTAAAAAAGAGATAGATGACGGTATCGAACTTGCCAAGGCCAAGGCAGAAGAAGTCAAGCAAGAACTGTCTGACACTATCAATCAGCGCTTTAATAGCTTTGACAATGGTCCATTGAAAGAAGCCAAGCGTAAGGCTGAGGAAGCCTTGAAAAACGCTGGCGCAAGTAGTTCTCTTGCTCAGGAAGCCAAGCAGATTGGGCTGGATTCGATTGCTAGACTTGAAGCGTTTAAGTCACAGACTACGACCACTCAGACAGCTCTATCGGGTGACTTGGACGCTCTGAAACGGACTATCACGAACGATATTCGACCGAAGCAAGCACAGGCTAAAGTTGAGATTGCCAAGCAAGTTGAAGCACTTAACAAGACCAAGAATGAATTGGTTGGTGTGAAGTCAGCGCAAGCGACGTATGAAGAGACGACGACTCGCAGACTGGCAGAGCTGACCAACTTGGCCAACGGTAAGGCAAGCAAGTCTGAACTCACACAGACAGCCGAGGAGTTAAAAAGTCGGATTGCGACTGTGCGGGTTGGGGGGCGGAATTATATCCGAGGGACAAGACGCATGGCGTTGGCTAACGGATTGTGGACATCAGGAACATTTAGGCCATCAGGCCTTGGGACAACAAAGACGATTAATGTATCAGACAGTCCAGCAACTGGTTTTGATAAAGCGATACGTCTTACTTCCAGCGATGCTAGATATCAAATTGGAATTGCTCAGGACGAATTTGAAATAATGCCAGGGACCTATACTATGTCTGTTTGGGTAAAAGGTTCAGTTGGGCAAAGAGTTAGGTTACAAACCTATTGGGCGCCTGACGATGCAACAGGTATAAGTCCATATTTTATCTTGAAAGATGATAAATGGACATATTTGACATTTTCCAGCGAGCGAAAAAAAGCTGGAACCGTATCAATTGGCTATGTTTATTTGTTAGGTGCTGATGCAGGAGAATACTTAGATGTTCTTGCGCCCCAGTTGGAAAACGGGAGTTTAGCGACAAGTCCGAAAGAAGCTCCAGAAGATACAGACGTCCAAATCTCAGCCGTCGAATCAACCTTTAAGCAACGGGCCGATTCGCTCGAGGCTGGTGTAAATCGTCTGACTGAAGGGTTTAGAACTAAAGCGGATATCAGCGCACTCAATGTGACTGCTGAGAATATTAGGCAGTCGGTGAAGAGGCTTGAGACAGACACACAGATCAAGTTAAATCAGAAGTTGAGTCTTGCTGAATTTGAGGTACGAGCTGGTTCTATTCGTCAGGAAATCCTGAACGCAACCAAGGACAAGGCAGACAAGACTTTGGTTGTGGCTGAAGCTGGGAAATTGCGTGAAGAATTTTCTAAAATGAAGGTCGGTAGTCGTAACTATGCTGAAGACTACGACTTTTCAAGAGGGCTTTGGAGTTATAGTCAAGGGGATAACAGTCCACAAGATTGGACTATCTCAAACGGCGAATACAACGTCAAAGGTACGACTAACACTTGGAAGCAGATGCAGATTTTTTCAAAAGAAGGTAGTCGAGTGTCTGAAAAGGATTCGACAGCTCTTCTTGATTTGGAGATTGGCGAGACTTATACGCTTTCTTTTCAAGCTATGTGTCACTCTGGAAATCCAAGCGTTTGGGTTTCTTTAAGAGCCAATCGAACAGTACCTGGCAATCCTGAAATTATGTATGGCAATTTTAATCTCACGTCTAGCTGGCAGACTTATCAAGTCACTATACCAGCATTGACCAAGCCTGAAAATTTTGATTTCTGGCGAATTATTCTTGGTTATAACGAGGTTGGCCATGTAGCCTTTCGCAAGGTTGAATTGACCAGAAGTTCTACTCGTATAGATTCGGGTCCTGCCCCCGAAGATGGTAAGACGGATCTTGTCGTCGCTAAATCTGAATTCCAGAAGACCGCCGAAGGTCTGTCTATGAAGATAGCAGCGGTTGAAAGCTATGTCGGTCAGGACAGTCAGCGACAGGAAGTCTTACAGCGCTATACTCGTGAGGAGAGCGCGAGACAAGCGACGGCTGTACGTGAGCAGATATCCAGAGACTACGTTGGGAAATCGGCTTATCAAGAAGATGTGCGAGGTCTTGAGCGTAGATTTAGTGCGATAAGCACACAGACGAGCAATGATATTACTTCAAAGATTGCTCAGTATAAGCAGACAGTAGACGGCCGATTTGCAAGTATCACATCTCAGATAGCTGGCAAGGCTAATCAGACAGACTTCCAGCGAGTCAGAGAGACTAGTCAGCTATATGAGCGGATTATCGGTAGCAACGAGAATGATATCTCGAACAAGGTCGCTCGCATGGCTCTGACCAATCGGTTGTTTCAGGTTGAGGTGTCTAAGAATGAAGGTCTGAAAACCGTTCAAAGACAGTTAGCTGGTTCGTGGGCGGTTCAAAACATCAACTCTGCTGGAGATATTATCTCAGGAATCAATCTGGGTGCTAATGGCCATAACCGATTCGTTGGTAAGCTGACTCACATCACTGGAGAGACCTTGATTGATAATGCAGTTATCAAGTCGGCGATGGTTGATAAGTTGAAAACGGCCAATTTTGAAGCTGGTTCCGTCACGACTACGATTTTAGACGCTGAAGCAGTAACGGCTGAGAAGTTGAAAGTTGATAATGCGCTCATTAGAAAAATCACTGCAAATGAAGCTTTTATTGATCAACTGACTTCTAAACGCATTTTCGCGACAAGAATCGAGTCCGTCATTTCTAGCTCAACTGTTTTAGAGGGTTATAAAGGCTGGATTGGTGGATTTCAATTAGGTACGCATGATTCAGGTTACGGACGTTGGATAACTGGTCGCAATCACTTCTCCGTTGGAATGGGAAATGGTGAGGGCGGTAGTGGACAAACAGCTCTTTGGGTTAACTGGGGAGATAATTGGAACGAACCTGGATACTATGCATGGTTCGTTAAAAATAATGGCAAGATGTATTGTTATAACACGGCTGAATTTTGGAAAACACCAATTGTTCACGGTGACCTGAAAGTAGAAGGTAACATCATTTATGATGGTGGTGCGTGGGTCTATTCTAATCAATACAAGAAGATTGGAAGAAGCAGTACATATTATTTTTATCTGGAAAAACCCGATGGTGGCAGAGATTATTTCCTAGTTTCGAACGATACTTCTGACCGCAGACTGAAATCAAACATTCAAGAGAGTAGTGTTTCAGGGATTGATATTATTAATCGTTTGAAAACGTATAGTTACCGAAAAGAATTTAATAATGAGGTAGAGGATATCTCATGCGGTATCATGGCTCAAGATGTGCAGAAGTACGCTCCAGACGCTTTTCGAGAGGCCCCAGATGGAGTTTACACATATAACACATTTGCACTGGTACCTTACCTAATCAAAGCCATTCAAGAGTTAAATCAAAAAATAGAAAAAATGGAGAAAACAATAGCATGAATAACAACATGGACGCAGTATTAAATCAGTTAACGATTGATTCACTGACTAAAAAACTAGCAGTCAGTGAGCAAGAATCAGCTAAGAACGAGGCTCTTTATTTGTATGCAGCAAGCGAATTGCACACAATGAAAGAGGTTCTAGAATATGACCCAGCTCTAAAAGAGTTATTTGAAGAAGTGAAAGGAAACATGACAAATGGCAATTAATAATTATGAACTAGCAAGCAAACCTTATACTCGAGGATTTGGAGATAATATCAAGACAGTAGTTGAAATTCATTTATCAGAAGGTAATCGTTACAGTACGAACATGCGTGAGCTCGCAGGAGATCGGACAAATGAATCAGAAGATGTTTTGATTCAAGATGTGCTGGATATCCTAAAAGCTGAGCTAGATCCAGGCAGTGCCATCGTCAAAACACAGGCTAAACTGCAAGAAGCAGAACAGAAACTGGCTGAGACTGAGCAGAAAGCAACTCAAGTGGAAGCGAAGCAGAATGACCTTGAAGCACTTGCGAACCGCATTAATAAAGTAGTGCGAGTGATGGCTCAAGATTCCATCATGGGTGAGAAAGTTGCTTACGGCACAACCTACAAAGAAATGGTTGAACTCTTCCCTCTTGCTGAAGTCAGTAAAGTTTACGAGCCTGGCGCAATCTTTGCGGTTGAAGACCCAAGTCATGCTGAAGTCAATGGAGAAGGTAAACGCATCCTGATTCAAACCAATCAGTCCTTTACTTATCAAGGAGAAACACTTGCTCAACTTGAAGGGGCACCTTCCCAGAATGGTGTTCTAGCAACTTGGAAGTTTAACGCACCGAAAGCACCAAATGAACAGTAGAGGTGCCTATGGACGTCTTACAATCAACAGAACATTTCTTCATGAATGTTTTACCAGCGGCTACGCCAATCATCATAGCTTGGTTTAGCTATAAGTTACCGAAGAAATCAAAGGAACAGACAGACCAAATCATTTCAGAGTTGAGTGAAGTTAAGAAACAAATCAAAGATGTCCAGATTACTGCTGACGAGAACAACGCCAAAATTGACGAAGTACAGGCAAAGCTAAAACTACACGACGATGCGCACCTTGTAACAATGAGGATGCGCCTTGATCGTGATATTCGTAGGGCTATCCGCCGTGGTTTTACAACCAAGGATGAGTTCTATGTAGTGGAGAACATGCACAATAGCTATAAGGCTCTTGGTGGCAATGGCTACATAGACCACTTGTACAACAATTTTGAAGCGTTGCAGATTAGAGACGACATCTTAGTTGAAGATGAGAAAGGGGCGCAGAATGGTCTGTAATCTCAATACGACTAATCTTGCTCAAGTTGACGGCGGTTACCTCATCAAACAGGGTGATGTGGCTTCTACCTTTGGATTTGTCCTCTTAGACGAAGATTACCGAGCTGTCCCCTCTCTTGAGGGGGAGGTGGCGGTCGTTAGTCTTACCATGGGCAAGTACCAATGGAAGAAGAAGGTAACTGTTACGAACTCAAGCGTGAATTTTAATCTGGACGCTATCTTGCCAATTGGGAAATACCGCCTGGCGTGTCTTGATTGGTGACACAGGTTGGAGAACACTTAACTCCGTTTCAAAATTAGGAAGTTCATTCGTGAAGATAAGACGCGTTAACAATCTGGTCTTATATCAATTCGGAGGTCTTCAATGGGGCTGGTTCGGAATAATTAGACGTGGTGGTCAAGGATATTTTGAACAAGCTTCTGATAGGGAAAGAAATTGCTTGATCGTCTACAGAGAGGGTATACCTGTCGGATTTAGAAGTTCATCATCTCTAATTGGTAATATATATAATGACAATGGGATTATATATGGTACATGGTATTTGGGAGGGAATACAGACGCAAACCATTTAAGGTTTCAGTTCTTAAATCCTGTACCAACCAACCGAGACATTGGAGATATCCGTGTAAGTGCTATTTCATACATAACAGACGACCCGTGGCCAACAACATTGCCATAATAGAAAGGAAAAATAATATGACACAATTTAATGAATTTATCATCGCTTTTGCGACAGGATTTTTAGCAGTAGCAATAGGAAGTATCGTGAAAGCAGTGAAAGACTACCTTTTGCGAAAAGGAGGAGAGAAAGCTGTAAAAATCGCTGAAATCTTAGCTAAAAATGCAGTACACGCCGTTGAGCAAGTAGCTCAAGAGACAGGCTTTAAAGGTGAGGAGAAGCTGGATCAAGCTCGTGATAAAGTCCGAGCAGAGCTTACAAAATACAACATCAGCATGACCGACATGGATCTAGATACCTTTGTGGAGTCAGCTGTCAAGCAGATGAACGATGCTTGGAAGGAGTAAGTATGTCTAAAAAACAGGAAATGATTCAATTCTTCATCGATAAAGCTAATGCTGGCGATGGAGTGGACAATGATGGAGCTTATGGCTTCCAGTGCGCTGACGTGCCTTGTTATGGGCTACGTCATTGGTACGGTGTGACGTTATGGGGCAATGCTTACGACCTACTTGAGTCAGCACGTTCACAAGGCTTGAAAGTCGTGTATGACGCTGACTATCCAAAAGCTGGTTGGTTCTTCGTGAAAAGCTATGTAGCTGGTGACGGTGTCAATTACGGGCATACAGGGCTTGTCTATGAAGACTCAGACGGTTCTACCATCAAGACGATTGAGCAGAATATCGATGGCAATTGGGACTATTTAGAAGTAGGCGGCCCTTGTCGCTACAACGAGCGCTCTGTAAGTGAAATCGTTGGGTATATCGTACCGCCTGAAGAGGTTGAAACAGGCTGGCAACAAAATCAGTACGGCTGGTGGTGGGTTCGTGAAGACGGCTCATACCCAACCGATAAATGGGAGAAAATCAACGACGCTTGGTACTATTTTGATGATAAAGGCTTCATGAAACGTAGTACATGGTTAAACTATAAGGACTCTTGGTACTGGTTCACTGATTCGGGTTCTATGGCAACTGGCTGGGCTCGTATCAATAATGCTTGGTATTACTTCGATGAAGACGGTAAGATGGTAACTGGTTGGATTAAACATAAGCTGACTTGGTACTACCTAGACGGGAAAGAAGGCGCCATGGTATCAAATGCCTTTATCCAGTCAGCTGATAAAAAAGGCTGGTACTACATCAAACCAGACGGAACAATGGCAGATAAGCCAGAGTTCACAGTGGAGCCAGAAGGCTTGATTACAGTTAAATAAATAGAAAGGAAACTTTCTAAAATGTTCTTTTACCGCAGGCTTAGGCTTGCGGTTTTTTTGTTGCTTTAAAAGGTTGGATTTAAAATCCAAGAAATGTAAATCGAATAAACGCATTTTAAATTCGTAAAATCATCTGCTTGGAGGAGTAGTGGTTTTGTTAAAAATAAAAACAGTGAAATGGTTCACTGATTCTTTTGTAAACTATTAGAAATAAACTGACACTTTCTCAACTATACGGGCAAATATGAGTATGAAAATGAATACGATGATGAATACGATTTAAAAAAATGATAGC